GCCGCTTGGGCATTGCGGAGATCTGCTGCTGGATTCGGGCGGCGATCGTATTGGCCAAATCGCCGTCGCAGACGAAGGCACTGTAATCGAGCTCCTGGACTATCGGGTGACCGCCCTGCCGGGCCAGTAGGGCGATATCGTCTGCCATCGCCGGGCGGCTCTGATCCGTGGTCCGGTCGTGCCACAGCACCACGGTTCGCGATGGAATCGTGCCGGGCGAGCTGGTCGGCATGGACTCGACCCAGAAGTCGCTCTCATCGAAGATATCCAGCGGGAGGTCGTAATCCTGGCGTATGAGTCCGATCTCGAATTTGCCCGTGGCCGGATCCGTATAGACCTTGCCGTCGATGATCTGCTCGACCTGGTGGATCATGTCGTCGATGCCGTCCGGGGCACTGTCCCAGGCGTACGATAGGCCCATGCCCTCGTCATAGCAGGTCTCGGCGGCCGTCGCGAAGGTGTCCCCGATCAAGCCGGGGTCCTTGCCCATGCCGATGATCGGACAGGTGATCCACTCGTAGATCATGTGGATCGCGTTGAAGTCGGCGTACGCACCGATCGGGGCCTTGGCGATGTACCACATCGCGTCGCCATCGACGAGCTTCTTGGTCGCTTTGACCAGGAACGACAAGGGCTTGAGCTGGGGAACGCTGCCCATATATACGTCAGCCAGAATGACGCCGGTGAATCCGCGATACGCGGGCTGGTCCGCGCCGAGCCAGGCCTCGAGGTAGCTGTCCAGGGTCTGGGTGATGCCGCCGTATTGGATGTGCACGGTGCCGGAAACGCCGCCTTCACGTTCGTACCCGCCGAAGCAGTACGGGGCCGCGATCCACGACGTAGTGACGCCATCCGCCGCCCGGATCGTCGGATCGTTCAGGACCGGCCAGACGCAGGTGTCCGCAACCCAGATCTGAAGAACGCCATCGACGTTCGCCTGGCAGATGCCCATGTGCAGACTGACGTAGTAGTAGAGCGCGATGGTGGCCCCGTGGTTCTTCTCTTTCTTCTCGACGTGATAATTGAAGATGGGACTGATCGCATTGGGTCCGCGATACCGCCGGCAGCCGCGGATCACGGGCAGCGGGCGACCCTCCGTGGCGGTCGGCAGATTGAATGCGGATGAGCCGGCGGGATTGCCCTTTGGTTTCTGGCGTAGAAGATATGCAATGCCGGTTGAAACCGCCGTGGCAATGAGTGTCCAGACGAGCCATACCACCAAAGCCGGCCAAACGGCGAGAATGCATGGAGCCATCATCATCGCGCGATCCCCCACATCGAGAATGGGTCGGTGTCCGGGATGTTCTTCTGGCCGCGATAGTTGTCGCCGTTGCCGAACTTCACATCGCAGGTGGTGAAGAGGTGATCGCAGCCAGGATAGACATCGAAGGTCTGATCTGCGGCCACACCCGGCGCCGAGGGCGAGATCGTGACGTCCTGGCCGATGTGCCGAATGATTTTGCGGCGGCGGCCATTGACCACGATATCGCCGCCGGTCCACCAGCCGTCGGTCTGATATCCGAACGCCATGGCCGTGAGCACGTTGCCGCTGACGGCCGATAGCACGCCGCTCACCTTATAGTCGGCCCGGACCACGCCGCACAGCACGGGAGTATAGAGCTCGACTCCGCACTGGCGGCCGTAGCGAGTGACCAGGCCGGCTCGCTGCATCGCCGCCGTAGCCGGATCGATCACGATCTCGGACCAGCGGTCGCCCCGGCGGCTCTGCTGCCGGAAGACCACGTCGAGAACGTCACCTTTGAAAATCGCTTGGACGTCCGAGCCGTGGCCCTTGTACCGCGCGTAGTGGATGATGTCCTCGGGGGCGGCGACGGTGTACTGCCAGGCGAACGGATTACGCCAATCCATCTTGACGATCGTGCGGCTCTTGAGTGCGGTCGTCCCCTCCTCGATCCGTCCGCCGGTGCAATAGCACTTGGTGTAGTCATTGCCGCCGTAACTCACGTCGGCGGGCGCGTCCGCGTATCTCCACCAGGTGCTCGTCGCGCCGAGTTGGAATGCGTGCAGCTCGAACGGGACGCCCTCGGCCAGCGAGGCCTCTTTCGCCGCGAAACTCATAGGCCCTCCCGGCATTTTCGATTTACGATTGACGATTTACGATTTGAGAGGGAAGAACGACGGACCCTCCCATCGTCGCGGCCCCCGGCTCTTCCCCAATTCGTAATTCGTACTTCGTACTTCATAAATCTCTCACGTCACTCTCACCAGCTTCACGGCGCAGTCCAGGGCCCCGCGGTCCTGCCATTCGAACGTCACGTCATCGCTCGCCAGCCGGCATTTGTCCACCCAGCAGAGACTCTGCCCCGCGTCGAATGCCTGCCCCGGCGCCGTGAGCAGATCGATCCGCTCCTCGGCATCGCTGATGACCGCCAGGCCGGTCACCTTGCGGGGGATGATATCGGCGAGCGGCGGGCGGAACGCCAGATAGGTCCGCAGGGCATTGAACCCCATGTTGCGAGTGAATCCGCGATTGGCGACGTAGAGACTCGTATCGCTCGATCCGCAGGGCCGCGTGAGCGTCAGATCGGCCGCAAACGTCGGGACGAGGAACGCCGTCTGGCAGCCCTTGATCGCGTACAGGAACTGCCGCAGCCGCCAGCATGCCTGCATCGTCCTCGGATGCCAGATGTGGCCCTGGATCGTTGCGTTGAAGTCGGCGTTGCGTACCACGACGAACGGGCCCGTGCCGGCGTCGAGAACGGCGGCATCGGGATCATGCTCGAGCTTGCCGTGATCGCTTGGCCAATAGGCCGGATCCGTCAGGACCGTCATACCGTCATAGGTCATCGCGGCCGCGAACCCGGTGACGGCGGCGAGATCGGCGACGTCGACCTCCCAGGTCAGATCGATCAGGGCGGCATCTCTGTACCGCTCCACCCGACCCGCGCCCAGGCACCAGCCGATCCGGCAGGGCATGATCCACGGGCTACCGCTATAGGCGCGCACCGTGGGCATCGATAGGGTCAGGGCTGCATCGGCCACGCCGGCGACCTCGACGATCTCATACAGTTCCTGTGATTGCCAGATCATGGCGTAACTGCCGACGCGGTAATCGGCATAGCGCGTGTCGATGGCGATGGCACTGCTGCCGGCGGGCAGAACGGCCGTGTGGGCGGTGGACTGCGACCCGAGAGGGATCGGCCAAGTATTCGACAGCCAGCCGTGAAGAACGGCCTCGAAGGCCGCGTAATCCGCGTCCCCGTCGATGAAGACCTGCGTCGTGAACGCCTGGCGGGGGAACCCGAGATGGTGGGCGATCCGCTGCTCGGTCCGGTCGTGGGAATCCAGTATCTCCGTATTGAACCGCAGCCGTTCAGTCACCGGCCAGGTCCATCGGCCGATGGATGGGGCGAAACTGATGACGTTCAGGTCCGCGGTCATCGAGCACTCGGCCCGGAAGTGCGCTTGCCATGAGATCATGTACAGGCCGTGCCGAATGAGATCGATTTCGGCAGGGGTCAAAATGTCATTGAAGACCGCCAACTCATCGAGGTGCATGTCGGAGTAGCCGCCGCCGGCGTCGCCGCGGATCCCGCTGTTGATCCGCGTACTATTCAGCGAGATGCTGTTCGCCGCGTTGCCGGTCTGCAGGGCGCCGCCGCCAAGCCGGGCATCGGCGGCAAGGTCCCAGCACTCGAATTGATAACTCTTATCGGCGTCGTCGTACGTGTAGGCGACGAAATACCAGGTCCCGATTGCCGGCGCACCGCCTGAAAACGTGATCACCTCGTTCAGTGTGCCCGATGTATGGCCATGATAGACCCGCAACGCAATGGTCCCGCTGGTATTGTTCACGTGGAGCCACAGACTACGCCCGCCGGAAAGCGTGTACTTGCTGTACAGCGTGGCATTGCGACTGGTCAATAGCGCATCGAGACGAAATATGCCGGTGATACTGATCTTTTTGACCGAGTCATCGCTTTTGAGGGGAAAACCCGTGGAAAGATCGGCATCGTTGAGATAGGCGGAAACTCCTCCCGCCGTGGTGAATATCCCGGCGGCATCACCCTCTTTATGATCGGCGGCGTCCGTATCGAGCGTGAGCGCGGAGAAATGCAGATGATTGCCATTGCCCGACACGTCGTAGAGGTGTCCCGCAGTCGGATTATCGAGGTCCGCCGTGTTGAACTGCCAGGCGGCCTTACAGTTCGAATCCAACTGGAATTGATTGGCCATAGTCCCGCTCGCCTAC